ATGAAGTTTATGACGCAAACCTTTTCGGCGAAAACGGGGCTTGCCCGGGGGAATATGGTCTGGCCGATGTACGACTGGAAAGATTCGGATATCTGGCGGTATCTGTACGAAAATAAAATCGACGTACCGGAAATTTACCTGTATATGTATCAGGCGGGCATCAGGATCAACCAGCTCAGGGTTTCGCAATTTTTTTCAGTGGATACGGCAAAGTCCCTTGTAAAAATGAACGAGTATTACCCTGATCTTATGGACCGCATCATCCGCAGGGAACCGAACGCCTATTTAGCCGCCTTATATTGGGACAGCGAAATGTTCCGGCATTCAAGCAAAACCCGGAGGGAGCTGGAAGCGCCGCGGGATTATAAAGCCGAAGTTTTCAGGCTGCTTCAAAACCACAAAAAGAATTTTGTTATGGAAAGCTCTTTGGAGAACGCCAGCCACATCATCAAACTGCTGATTAAATACGGCTCGATAATCGAGGACAGGGTTTATAAACAAATTTACGACTGTTTAATCGCGGGAGATCCAAAGCAAAGAACGCTCCGGAGCATTATCACCAACATTAACGTGCAGTACGCGCACCAGAATAAAAGGAAAAAGAAATGAACAGTAAACTGACAGCGCCGTTATCCACATTGCAGTGGGTAGACCGCAATTTGCTCAAACCGAATAATTATAACCCTAACAAGGTATTAAGAGAGAATTTGGATTTATTGGTACGTTCAATAATGGCAAACGGCTGGACGGAACCTATAGTCTGCCGGCCTGATTACATAATTATTGACGGCTTTCACCGCTGGCTTGTATCGGGAGAGAAGCCGCTTTTAATCGAACTGGAAGGCAAAGTGCCGGTTGTGTTTGTGGTTCATAAAGACGAAGCTGGGGATATGTACGGAACCGTAACGCACAACCGCGCGAGGGGAACGCATTTGCTTGAACCGATGAAGAATATCGTAAAAAAATTATTGGAGCAGGGGAAATCCATCAAAGAAATCGGAAAAGAACTGGGAATGAAACCGGAAGAAATATTCCGCCTTACCGATATCTCCAAAGAAGAATTTTTGAAGCTCATGGCGTCACGGGCAACCGGATATTCAAAAGAAGTTTACATTCGGAAAATGTAACTTGCAATTATTCTGAAATAACTGTATAATTACTAATCTGACAAACACGGAGCCGAAGGGTGGAGGGAATTCTTTCAAATTATGTGTTATAGGGTATACGTTAAAGACGAAAACAGAATGATTGTTAATAAACAGGAATTCTTACCGCTTTTTATAACCAATGTAGGTATATTAAAACAAAATCCCCACTACGAGGAAAATTTATATACCATCATTCCGTACAGCAACAGCCTTATCCCGATGCGGAGTACGGAATTGAGGGACAAATACAACAAAACTATTTTTGAGAGCGATATAATAAAGGTTGCCGGCAATGATAATAGACTTGCGATTGGGACAGTTATAATGAATGATGCCGGTTACTGGGCAATGCTGACAAAAGACTCTGTGTTTGAGATTCCTCTCTTTGAATACATGGACGAGACTTTTCGCCGTGATAAAAAATTTAGCCGGATTGAAGTTATCGGCAATGTTTATCAAAACTCCGATATGGTTAATTCTTTGGAAAATGGAGTATAAAATCATGGTTGAGATTATTCAAACAACAAAAGATTTTATAGAATTCCCGAAAGCGTTAAATAAAAAATGCTCCGAAAAAAAGTTCCATGAAATGATGACTTCGTTCAATTCGGATATTCCCATAGAAAGAGTAACTTTCTTGGATTACGGCTTTTTGTGCGAAAACGTTGTTTATATAGGCAAAGCCCCGTAAAACCCCGCAAAGGTAGCTACAGGTAGGTTTTAGGGCATTTAAAAATGAGGCTGGAAAGCCAAAAAAGGCGGTAAAGTTTATGTTTAGGGCGGTAGAACAAGAATGATAATATTTTTTGAATCAAAAGAAGAACAAAAAGACATAATTGATGTTGCCGCGCGAGCGATTTTCAATTATGGGGACGTATTGAAAAATCACCCGGATGAAAAAATGTCCGCTTCTTTGTCCAAACTTGACCACGCTTTAGTTCAAGGCGCCGTGCCGGACGACTGGGAACTTTATTTTTCCGGGCTTAAAAACGGAACCATGATTGACGGGAAGCCGTCTGTTAATTTAGACGGAAGTAAAATTTGGCGCTTTGGGGACCCGGTAGAGTAAGGAAGGAATAAAAGATATGGAATTGCGAACAATAAGCCCGGCACGCGATTATCTTGCCGGGCAATTAGAAATAAAAGCCCGGGAAATCACAGCCGATTATGAAAACTTGTTAAGGTACGGATATAAGCCGGATCAAATTTACGCTCTCTGTGCCGAAGCATTGAACGCCGAAACAAAAAAGGCTTTACCGTACATTTTAAGCGATGTTCCTGTATATGTGCTTGTTTGCGATAATCAGGAACAAAGCAGGCTAATTATATGATTGTTAAAGAATTGATTGAGGAATTGCAAAAATTACGGCAGGATGCCCTTGTTCTGGTCACGGGGTGGTGCGGAAATGGGAGCGATGAAGTTGATTTTGTATTAGCTTTTGATGTTATAAAGAAGCCGTCACCAAAGGATTGTGAAGGCGAATACGATAGTCAATGGGAAAATGTGATGAAGTCAAATGAAAAGATTTCCGCTGTCCGGATTGGAGCAAGGAGAGGGGAATAATGGAAACACCGGACTGTATTCTTAATATAACATCCAGAATGGCGCCGTCTACGAAATGGGAAGGAAAAAACACTGAGGAAATAATTAATGAATTAATGGCTTTTATGTGTAATATTCAGGAACCTACCGTAGACGAACTCTTACCATATTTTAAGTTAAGCAAATTCAGGCCAGTTTGGTCTTTGGTTGACATTCCAGATGAAAAGGAAATGGCGCGTCTGGATAATTTAAGAAGAAATATCGAACAGATATATAATTATCCTAACCCTCCTGAGCCTCTTTTTTTTGCCGGCTATATAGAAACACCCCGTGGAAAGGGGGAAAGATGGTATATGCCTTGCTCAAAAAGTATACTTGAGTTTGTGAGCAGGTCTGTAGATTGGTGGTTGGAGGTTGGAAACGATGAAAGCTGTTCTTGAATTTGACGCGCCTCAATGCTGTTCAGAATGTATCTTATGGCGTAATTATTTAATGTGTGCCTATATGCTGAAGTATGACGACGGTAAACCTGTCGATAATAAGCCGCTGTACCCTCTAAAAGAACGCGCCTCCTATTGTCCGCTGAAAATAGTTCCGGAGAAAGCAGAATAATTTGTTTTTTCTGTAGAAAAGCTGTATAATCTTAAATAATTCTATCGGTCAGCACAAAAAAAATTGAAGGTACTTCCATGGAAAATTTAACTGAGGGTGCTGTTGACCCCAAACGAGAATTACCTATGAGAATTTTTTTGGTCGGTTTCGTTTCATAAAGAAACAAAGGTTTTTAGGGTGTATGGTATGGCAGAAAAGAAAATAAAAAACAAAACATCGGTAACAACGCCGAAAAAAAAGAGTGTGAAAGTATCAGATAAAAAAATATCTGAAAAGCCCGTAAAGAAAACTGTCCCAGAAAAAGAACAGCCTAACAAGAAATTAGTCCGCGTTGAAGAATTGGCGCAATTGGTAGGCGTTACCGTTAGGCGAATACAACAGCTACAGCAGGAAGGGGTAATTAAACCGGAACCGGGAACGGTAAAGAGAGAGGGCGCGAGGTATGATTTTGCGAGAAGCATTATAAGTATAGTGAGATACTACCGGGAAAAAGCGGACAGGCGCAGATCGGGTGATTCTGAGGAAATGGCAAAAGAGAAACTCAGCCATGAAGCGATAAAGAGAGAATTGGGGGAATTGAAACTGGCAGAGCTGAAAAAGGAGCTGCACAGGGGAGAGGATATTGAAAAGGTGATGGGCGCGATATTCACGCGCTTGCGGATAAATCTGTTGACGATACCGATGGGAGTTGCGCCATTATTAAGAGATCAGACAGATATTAATGTGATAGCCGAAAAAATACGCGAAAGAATTCACAGGGCAATGTCCGAGGTCGCCGACATTGATCTTGATGTACTGATGGCAGAAGAAGATGCCGATTCCACATAACACAAAAATATTATGCCAGCGTCTCAAGGGTATTATACGGCCGCCGCCGAAACTGACAATATCGCAATGGGCTGAGAAAAACCGCGTTGTATCGAGTGAGGAGACTTCCGCGCCGGGGCCGTGGTTTTCCGACAGGGTGCCTTATATGGTCGAGATAATGGACGCGATAAGCGATCCGAAAACAGAGAAAGTGGTGATTATATGCGGCGCCCAAATGGGAAAGACAAACGCCGGAGTTCTTAATCCAATCGGATATTTTATTTCTTACGATCCGTGCCCCATCATGGTAGTACAGCCGACAATCGCGATGGCTAAAACATTTTCAGGCAAGAGGCTGACGCCGATGCTGAGGGATACGCCGTGCCTGCGCGACAAGGTAGCCGTGGAAAAAAGAAGCGCGGAAAACAAGATTCTGGAAAAATCATTTTTGGGCGGTTATATAGTGATATCGGGCGCCAACAGCGCGCCGTCTTTGAAATCGAGGCCGATAAGGATTTTACTTTTTGACGAGATAGACGAGGCGCCGGAAGATTTGGAAGGACAGGGCGATCCTATAGAACTGGCAACAGCGAGAACATACGCGTTCCCGGA